GTTTATATTAGAATGATGTGTTTTTTTGCCTGGTATATATGTTGCTTTATTAATACCTGATCTAGGTCTAAACTTTTTAAAACAATCTTCTAATGAATAAATCATTTTATTTTTTGTATTTTGTGCTAATAAAAACCATGGCTGTTCATTATCACTTGGATCTATACCACCATCTATCTTAATATCGGCATCTGTAGCACCAGTATAAAAATTTCCTATATCATTAACATCAAAAGTATTTGGCATTAATTTATATTTTTCAGAATTAGAAAGTGTTGGTCTATATCTATAATTTCCAATTCTAAAAATATTATTAGCAATATTCATATTCCATTCTGCAATTATTGCAGACTGTGTTTTAACTGTACTTGATGACTCTAAATGAGCCTTTAACTCTTCATTTTGAAACATTACACTTCTTCCAATGTAAGATTTATATTCCAGAAATCAAAATTGCTTCCGCCTCTTTTAACCACAGAATATGTAAAATCTGTAAAATACATTTGAATTAGTTGACTATATTGTGGCAAGTGTGCATAAGAATTATTATCAACCTGACCTTCTTCATTTTTAAAGTTTTTATAGTTATCATATGAAAGGTAAACCCAAAATGGACCCTGATGATTTTCATACCAGTCTAGTATCTCTACTCCACCTGCGCCACCATCTGTTGTGAACTCTAAATTATTATCATTAATGTGAGGTGACTTTCCAGTAGTTAAGTTAAATTCTGGCAGTTGAAAATAGGATCTAGAAGGCAGCATGTCCCAAGATGTGCTTATCTGTAATTTATCTGCAATATGGTATGACCTCATACGGCCATTAATCATTCTTTCTCGCTTTTCAATTCTAGTAGGCTTGAAATTTATCTCTCCTCTATTGTCATCAGATAAAATTAAAAATTGATCATACAAGTCTGTGTTGGTTTCGCTTCCAACATCCTGTCCTATTTCCAAACCATTGGGAACATATATTTTATTTCCTCCAGGAGTCAACTCTACAAGGCTGCCAGAATTTTCTGACCATAGCATTCCCTGTGGTCTTTGGTATCTTCTTCTACCAGTTATATAACTTGCTGTAGCCATTATCCTGCCCTGCCCCTAAGTCTCTTAGAATCTACCTGGCGAATTTGTGTCATTACTGCTCTTGCAATTTCATCAGGATTTGCGTCAGATCTTACATTGACAGCAATACTATAATTATACACCGAAGCGTCTGGATACTCTCCATTATTAATTGCTTTCATTCTATCTATTCCATAAGATTGAACAGCATGTCTACTCATAATGAACTCACCAGGAGTTAGCATTGCTGGTACAGTATCTGTTCCAAGTACACGTCCACCTAGAGCGTACCTCTTAGGAATTATTCCACCCCTAGCACGATTGAATCCCATAGATCCAAGAATGCTGTTTTGTAATGCCTTGCCTGCTTTTATTTCTGCTTGTCTCTTTGCCTCTGCTGCAGCCTTTGCTGCTTTTGCCTTATTCTCTTGAGCAAGCAAATCTGCTAAGTGAGATGCTCCAGTAGTGCTTGATTTTGCTGCATTAGAAACAGATGCTTTTTGACTATTAGATAAAACTGGCTTAGTATTTTTAAGATTTGCTTCTGCCTTTTGCATGTCTTTTTGCATTTCAGTAACTCTTGTGGCATTTGCATCATTTACTGCTTTTCCTAAATTATACAAATCCATATAGTGTGATGCTGCAACTTGACCTGCCTCATCAGCAATTTTTGATGCCTGAATCTTTGCTGCGAAGTCTGCAGAATTTTTTGCAATATTATTCTGTATATTTCCTAAGTCGTTAAGATGATTTAGTACATTTGTAGGAACTACTCCAGAAGGCAGCACTACTCCATTTATTCTTCCGTTTGGTGCTGTACCAGTATTGTTGTCTCCACCTTGATTATTTGAATTATTATTGTTATTATTGTTGTTATTATTTGTATTTGTGCCATCATCGCCATCATTTATGCCTCTAAAGTCACCGATACATCTTCCATCATCTGCCTTAATCATTCCTGGAGGGCATTCTCCAGTATCAACTATAACATCATCTGTGGTTCCATCATTATCTCCGCCGTCGTCGCCACCATTGTTGCCACCATTGTTTCCGCCAGTACTTCCGCCGTTTTCATAAATAGTAATAATCTTGTGAGTTGTAGTTATAATCTTGCCATCAAGTGATAGCCAATAATTAACAATGTCTTCTACAACATCAAGCGCAGCCTGTATAGCCTGCATATATTCAGCGCTAGATGTTCTTGCCAAATCAATTCTATTCTTTATTTCTTCCCACTCTAATTTGGACTTGCCAAGAACTGTTAATGACTGTATTAATTCTCTCTTTTTTGCCTCTTCAATACGAACTCTTTCTTGTGCTGGCTCAAGTTCTTCTTCTTCAATTTTAAATATTTCAGCACGTAATTTCTTAATTTGATCTTCAATTTGTGCACGAGTATAGCCCTTGTCATTTCTAACTTGCGCCAACTCATTTTCTTTCGCAGCCTCTAATAATTTTTGTTGATCATCTAATGCCTGATTTGCTTGTTCTGCTCTTAAATCCTGTGCTGCTCTTGCTGCAGCAGATATATCACCTTGAGATAAAGCGTCTGCAATTGTTAACTGGCCCTTTTGTTGTTTTGATATTCTTTCATTTATTGCACGAATTTCATCTAATGCCTTAAACTTAGCATCATATTTTTCATTAATCTTTTCTTCTTGATCCTCAATGCCCTTAAGACTTGCTTCCCAATCATCAATTTCATAATTAATACCAGCAATCTTATCCTGTGCTTTTTCTATAATATCTTGATCTTTTAGTGTTGTAAATTGAAAATCTAACTCTATTTTTGTTTCCATAACAGAGAATTTTTCCATGGCCTTATCAAAGCCTTTTTGGAAAATAGATTCTTTAAATTCTATAGAGTTTAATACTTGTTGCAATCTTTTCTGGAATACTTCTTTTTGTTCTTTAGTAAGTTTATCCCACTTACCCATAGCATCTCTTAATGTCTCGTCACTAAGAATTGCATCTGCCTCTAGCCAACTCCAGTTTTTATCTTTTGCAACTTTTGCTAAATTTTCTTTTGCTTTTTTTTCTAGTTCTGATGCATCAAAGTCAGCACGTATATCCATGGTTGCTTGTGCTGTAGCAGACTTTGATTTAACTTTCTTTAACAACTCTATAAGATTTTTAGCAGCCTTTGTATTTCCTTCTGATGCAATCATAGCAGCAAAAGCCTTATCTGCTATAAGTTCTTGTGTATCTGCAAAACCTAATCCAGCGCCTCTTAAAATATTATATGCCTTAGCCTGATCTTCTAAATCTTTTTCTTGTCTCTTCATTTGAGAAGCATAGTCTCCAGCAACAATTGCATTTAATGCTTCTTGAACTGTTTTTGCATCACGCTTTAAACCAACTATATTGCCTTTGTTATCAAATTTAAATAACTGATTTTTTCTTTTCTCATATTCTTTTGGATCCATCCCAACAATCAACTCTATAAAATTACCCTTGGCACCTAGTTTAGTTAGGTCTTGCTCTATACCACTAAATATTTCTATTCTCTTTTTGCCACCAAATAACTGATCCAAGGTCTTCATAGAAGCAGACCAGCCTTCTGTTACCTTGATTTGATTTTTGCGAACGTCTCGTAATTTCTTTACAAGTTCATCAAGTACGGATGTTTGTTTGGTTCCTCCGCCTGAAGATGGTGTTTTTGTTGGGCCAGTTGTTGTATCTGCTGCCGTTACAGTAACACGTTGAGCATTCCATTGAGCGTACTCTTGTAATTGTGTTCCAGGTGGAGAATTTTTATATGCAGACCCTTCAGCGCTTAACCAAGACTGTAGCGCTGGATCGTCTGGAGATACAGTTGTTATAGTTTGAACTAATGTCTGTAGGTAAACCTTCTTTAACTCATCAGTTTTAATACTATTAAAATAATCTAAGTCATCATTTAATATTTTTAACTGATCTGCATTTAAAACTTTGCTTGCAACTGTAAAATCAATCTTGCCCTTAAGCGCTTCAATTTGTTCTGTTTGTTTCATCAATCTATCTGCTACTTCTGGGTTCTTTAATAAAAATTCAGTAATTATTGATGTATTTAAAACATTACCTGTTTTGGCCACCATTGCATAAAAACTTCTAAGCCTTTCTGCCTCTTCTGCATTTCCAGCGCTTTCTATTTTAGCAATAAACTTAGTCTGCACACTCTTAACTGGATTACCATCTTTATCAACAAATAAAGATGCAGTCGACATAATTTGATTTCCAAATGCTCCACCAAACTTAGTTATAATATTCATAACTTTAGTTATTGATTCTTTATCATTTCCAAATGACTCTAAAAGATTTATCATTTGCATTGGATCTATTTCTCCAGATGCTAACTCCATCTTTAGAAGATATCTTTGTTCTCCAGTTAAATTTTGATTATCGTTAAGATTTTGTTTTGCTAACTTTGCAACATCTTCCATGGCAGTGCCCTTATACTTATTAGTAATTGCTTTGTCTGCTCCTGTATCAAGTGCTTTTCTTGTTGCTCCCTCAGCAGTAGAATAAGAAGTTGCTATATCTTTTAATAATTTACCATTTTGTTCTAATAGTGCTGATCTATCTTTAAGATGCTTATTAGTTAATTCATCTACCTTGGCTAAATCACCTGCTGCCTGTGCTTCTGCAATTCTTTTTTCATATGCAATATCTAATGAATCTACCATTTCTTGCTGCTGTTCTAGTGCCATTTTTTGCATAGCAATTGATGCCCCTGATGCTGTTCCTATTCTTTCTGCACGATCTTTCCTTGAGAATAAGTTTCCTGCTATAGAACCAGCAACTGCTCCAACTCCTGCACCTAATGCTGTTCCTATTACTGGAACAACAGAGCCTATGATTGCTCCAGTTGCTGCTCCTGCTAAAGCACCACCAACGGTACCACCTGCACCAACCTTAAGCATATCTTTTCCAGTCCAAGCACCAGCAGACTTGGCCTGATCTCCGAATGACTGAACATTTTTTCTTGTTTCTTCTATTAATTTAACACGAACTGCTAATGGATCTTTTAATAAATTTTCTCCATTAACGCCAATTAACTCTATAAGTTTTGCATTAACCTGAATTCCAAAACTATAATCTCCAAGTTCTTTTCCAATGTTTGCTGCAACGCTTCTTGCCTGGGCTGCTGTCATTGCTCCAGATGAAACCGCTGTTGCAAGTTGGTTAACCATTCTTCCCTGTGCTCCTGCACGTCCCATACCCTGAATATTTTGTCCAGTTGCCTTTACTAAATCTTTGCCTTCTTGACTTGCAACAAAAGATTCTCCAAAGGTTGTCTTTCCTGTTTGAATAGAGAATGGATTTACTGCTGCTTCTCTTCTTCTATCCATAACTTCGCCTGCTGTAACGCCTCCAGCAAACTTAGCCATGCTTCTTATTGCATCTTGCCCAGAACCTGTTGCTAAAGCAAGTTTCATTGCTGAGTCTTGTGCTTTATCAAAAGCCATTCTTAGCCTTACTGCTGCAGCAATAACTAATCCTATTCCTACTGCAAACAAACCTAGTTTACTTTGTAGTAATGGCAAGACCATAGTCAGCGCCATTAATGGCATCATTATCTTTTGTGCCATGTCGCCAATTGCTCCTGGCATCATAGAGGCTCCCATGGTTATGGCTGAGGCTGCCATCATAGCGCCTCCAGCACCCATTCCTCTATTTGGAACACCATCTCCATCTGGATCCTGTGCAGTTGGCCTTCTAAGCCTTCCTAGTAGGCCTCCCTTAGCCTTGTTGCCAGCATTTCCTGAAGCACCAGCAGCAACCATACCAGTAACTTGTGACTGTGTAACTAGTTTCTTTTCTGCTAATGCCTTTAGTCTTGCTTGTCTTTCTAGTTGTCTTCTTAACGATTTCTGTGCTGGATCAATTGGTCCAGTTCCATAAAGTGCTGATCTAGATGCTGCTGCCTTTTGTGCTTGAGACATTGCACCTTGTGCTACAGCACCACCTATTTGCTGTCCTGCAACTCTTGCATCATCAACATATTCTTTCATGCCAATTACTGCGCCTGCTGCGATATCTGCACCAATCTTCTTTGTAACTCTAGATGGGGATGCAACCTGTGCTCTTTCCCTCATTCCTTCAGCCATGCTCTTTTCTGCAAAATCTACAAGGCTAAAACCTGTTCTCTTATAGAAAGTAAATCTATCTCCACCACGCCTAATTTTCATACCGTTGACGTCTACAGCACCCTTACTACCTCCACCTGGAGCAGTTGGTAGGCCTGCCATCTTTTGTGCTGCTTGAGAAATATTAATTCTTGCCTCGCCAGCAGTTACTGCTAATTGATCAAAGGCTCTAACTAATCTATTTTCTGCACCCATCTTTCTACGACCATAATCGTATGCTTCTTTAACATGAGTATCAGTTATTCTAGTATTTGCGTCAAGGCTTGTTAGGTAATCCTTCATATGTGTATCTAAGATAGCAAGATCTGCAGCAACATCTTGCATCTTCATTCCACCATTACGCAAAGATATCTTCCATCTATTGAGACCCCTCTTATCCCAATCTGCCATAAACTCGCCCTTACCAACTCCACGTCCACCTGGTTTCATAAGGTTATTCATTGATACCTGTCTGCCGTCAACATTGGACATGCCAGTTGTTATGCCTAGTTTTCCATAAAGATTAATCTTTAGGGTGTTAGCAAACTTCATGGCAACTGCTTCTATGGCCTGCATTGCTCTTGCACTAATAATACCTGCAGGCAATGCCTTTAACTTATTAACTAAGTCTAACGCCCCTACAGTTCTTGGAGTTCCTATATGAGAAAAATCACCAGCACCCTTTGTTCCAACGGAGAACATACTCATAGTTCCACCTGAAATCATATGCGCTATTGCTGGTTTATTTCTTGGATCTTGTGCTGGACCTGCTGGGATTACTGCCTCTCCAGGTGTCAGCATTGCTGGAACTGTGTCTGTTCCTCTTGCAAAATAAAATGGCTTTACCTTCTTTGTTCCATCAGCAAAACCTTTTCTTCCTTTGCCTACTATTGGTCCACCAAAACCTCTTTGTGCTGCAATTGCTCTTTGATATGCCTGAGTTAATGCATTAAGTGCTGCAACTTCAGATGTAAATGTTTGTTGTAACTTAACATGTACCTGCTCCAAAGATGCTGCGACAGCAGTTGCCTGTGCCTGTTCAGCAGTTAAAAATTGTGTTTGATTTCCTAATACAGTGGAAGATTGACCAGCCCTATTAAATACAGATTTCATACTTACAAAAAGTTTAATTATATTAGCCAAACCATTAGCCAACAAACCAAATGTCATAAGAAGTACTGGACCTATTCCTCCTAAAAGAGTAGTTAGGATAATAACAAATTTCTTTGTACCGTCTCCTAAATTATTAAATTTTTCTAATATTTTACTAACAAACTCTACAATTGGAGTTATTGCTTTTAAGAACTGCTCTCCTACAGGGGCAAGAGTTACCTTTAGATCTTCTATTGTTTTCTTAAATTTATATGTAGTAGACTCTTCTACTCTTGCCAGTTCTCGCTCAGATAAAATAGCAAGTTCTTCCGTAGTTGCCTTTGTTAATGTTAAAACACGACTTGCCTGATTTCCCTCAGCAATTACGTTTTGAAATAATGTGGACAAACGTGAAAACTGGAACTTACCAAATAGTTGTTCGATTGCACGAGCACGGTTTAATGGATCAAGAGTATTTAATGCATTAGCAAAATCAACAACAACACCCTTAACATTGCCCTTATTTGCTTCAACAATTCCAGTTATATTAACTCCCATTTCTCCAAGCATCTTGCTTGCTTTTTCTGTAGGGTTAATTAATGATGCCAGACCAGACTTGAGTGCGTTAGCGCCTTCGGAAGCATTGATGCCACCTTCCTTCATAGCAGTTAAGAAGAATGCTAAGTCTTCAACATCTCCACCCAATTGCTGAACTACTGGACCTGCTTTTGGAATAGCAATAGTTAAATCTTCAATAGAAACAACTGTTTGGTTTTCTACTGCGTTTAGAAAGTTAATCTTTTTAGCAAGATCTTCAGATGCCAAACCGAAAGCGTTTGTTAATGATATTGTGGTTTCTAATGCTTGTTCTTGCTCTACTCCACCAAGAACCGCAAGTCTTGTTGCCTCATTTACCTGTGCTAAAAGGTCTGCACCTAGTTTACCGCTTGCTGCTGCTGATGCAGCCATCTCCATAGTTTTCTCAACAGAAACTCCATACCTAGTAAACTCTTTAGCAAGTAGTTGAATTTCTTTAAGCATCTTATCTGTTTCTTCACCAGTAGTAAACATTTCACCATAAACACGCTTAAATCTAATTGCCTGTTCTTCTAACTTCATAAATGTTTTTGCTGCTGCTGTTCCTAAATAAGCCAGAGGAACGGTGAAACCAACCATTAACTGACGACCAGCCCACTGTGTATTTTTACCGAAGTTAAGCATATTTGTAGCGCCCTGCTTTAATAATTGATTAAGCAATGCTTGGCGCTGTGACGCAATAGCAGTTTGAGTTCCAAGATTCTTCATATCAAGTGCCAACGGTCTAACTGCAATAGCCTTCATTGCGCCATTGGCATCTCTGCCTAACTTAACGTATTGTGTTTGTAAATCTTTAACTCTTTCTCTTGCTACTTTATTTACAGTATCAAATTCTGATTTAAAAAATTTACCAAATGTTTTTGTGGCACCCATCGAATAACGGTAATAATCCCGCATCGACAGTTTGTTTTTTTCTAATGCATTTGTAAAAGATTCTGTGGTTGTTTTAACATTCCGCATAGAAGCGGACCATTTACCACTAGCATTAAGTGAGTTAATTAAATTTTGTTGCATGTTGGCAGAGACGGCTGCTGCTGCAGCGCCACTCTTTGCCATTGATGTATGGAAGGCTGATATCTGCCTTTGTAATGCTTTTATGCTGGCTAATGCTTCAGACGTATCTATATTTACATGAATATTAGATTGAACATCAGCCATTCCATAACACCTCTATATTATTAAGTTTATACGTTTCCAAGACCGCTTATTAACGAAGCATCTGTTAATTTGATTCCAGAAGCCTCTTCTACGATCTTGTAAACTGTTGGAAGATCAAGGTTCTCTTCAAGAGCAGTTAAATCTTCCGCTAACTCTGGCTTATATTGCTGCATAGCAATTGCTACACATTCCATAAGTAGAGTCATTGATTTTTCATTATCATCAGCGACTGCTGCAATACCTTCAAACTTCTTCATAAATGGACGAAGTAAAGATATCTTAAGTGGTCTTACTTTTATTTTTGTGCCGTCAATGAGTGCTATTTCTTTTGTCTCATGCACAGTTGTAGCCATTAATTCCTCCTTATAAGGTTGAATTAATTATACCATAACGCACCTTTATTTTTAGTCGTTAATTTCTTCATAATCTAGGCCCATGCCAATGCCAAACCCAGCCTTTTGAGCATTGATTCCTTGAAGTGATATTATGTCATTAGAATCTGTAGCCTTGCCACGACTGAATACTCTAGCCTTCATATCTTCCCATGCATTAGACTTATTTGTATTTTTATCTAAATCTACCCCTTGAATTGCTGCATAAAACTTTTTGTCTGAATAATCTAATTCTCTTTTAATATTTAATGTGGCTGTCAATTCTGGCATTGACATAGATGTTTCTAGTTCTTCGTAATCTTTCCATATACCCAAAAGAAATACCTCTGATTCTAACTTTACTAAGTCTAGTTTTTCCCAAGGGGATCCGCTGTCTACGGCCTGATCTTTCACCTTTTCTTTTGAATCTTTATCTATTTTAATTCCTGCAGCGATATCCAATATTTTATATATTGTTGACAGGTCTATGCTATCCTCAAGTTCTTCTATTGTTTTTATGCTTGGATAATACTGTTGCATTGTTATAAGAGCACATTTAGCCAACTCTCCTATTGCTTGGTCATCTCCCTTAGCCTTACCAACATTTTCAAATTGTTTCATGAATTGTCTAAGATATTTTATTTTTAAAGGAGTGATATATATTTGTGTTCCATCAATAAGATTTATATAATCACTTTCATATATTTCTGTGGCCATCTATTTATTATATCAAACAGAAAAGCCCAGCCATTACGACTGGGCTATCTGCTTTATTAAATTGTATTATACTGGTGTTACAGTACGATCAATGATCTTACCGTATGAACCTGATGTGTCATCTGGAAGAAGACGGAATGAAACTTCGAACATTGTAGCCTCATCACGCTTTGCTGATACTGTTACATTTTCAATTGAAAGTGCACGGTATGCAACATAAATTCTCTCCTTGTTAGATCCCTCATCACAGTCACCAGTTCCTGGTCCGACAGCAACCAAACCACGCTCTACTGGGCATTCGCCGAGATTACCTGATTTGATGTTGAATGTCTGGCCATTGGAAGTGTCCTTGTCACCTGTAAGATCAGAGTCTGATCCTGCAACTGCAACAAGAAGGTTTTCCAATGTGGATTCAGCAAAAGTAGTATTTAGGTTTACCTGCATGCCTTGCTTAAACAACTTAGCAACGTCAAGAACCTGGTCAACTTGAACTTCACCGAAATCTGGTTGGAACTGTAGTTCCAAACCATTCATGGTGTAACCGATATTACGGAAGTCTGGTGTCTCGCCATCCATAGTTACTGAATACTTTTCACCTGAGACAGGAGTTGGGTTTCCACCTACTGCCAAAGGAGCATCAGCAACCCAGAGTTGCGCTGCACCGACGATAATATTATTACTATTACCTAGAGCCATATTTATTTCACCTCTTTATTTTCTAGAAATTAAAAGGCGTGTTTCCTCGTCTATAAGTATACAGCCTTTTATTAATTTATTAAGGGTTTACAATGTCCTTATGTTGATGATAATCATAATCAATAATGATCTTATTACCCGCATAGGTTCGGGCTGTTCCGAAGTCTACTATATCCCGTGCCTCTTCTAACTGATATATCTTGAAGTTATGGAAATAGAATTTGCAATAAACTAGATCTGAAGGAAGGTTAGGGTTTCTGTTAAAATCTATAGGATTATTTTTAGCCCACTCATTTAACTCCTGAGCACTTTCATCTCCCCTATCCATAAGTCTCATCACTGCCTCTTGTATTTGGACCATTTTTTCAGCAGGAGTTAAACCTTGATTATCTCCCATAGCATAAAAATAATACAAAACCTGTTCACATTTAATGTGTGGAAAGGGGCCACGGCGCATCCTAAACATTCGATCCCACACAACCATGGTGCCGTCTTCAAATTGATTCTGTAATGCTTCTAATGTTGATGGACCTGTTGGGAAAAATGGCTTCATTTGGAAGCCAGTCAACAAACTAATCTTTTCTTGTAAATATGTATTAATCCATAGCACTGGTGTATTTAATAATGATGTCGATTCTGTCATAATCCAACTCCTGCGTTTGCTATCCAGCGATACCCTGTTTGATAACCCTTAACCTTGCCACCTTTTTTGCCAGCAGTCATATTCTTTTTATATGCTACTGGGTTTTCTAGGTATTGAGATATACCGCTTGTTATTAAAAATGCCTGAGTAAAATATCTTTTAAAAAATGAATCGAATATCTTTTCAAATGAACCCTCTACTTCGTCTCCTCCAGGATTTGATACTTCTACTGGTTGCTTAGTAAATATTTGTTCTCCATTTATATCAAAGGATAGTGCCTGTGCTTTTTTAGGTGCAATTACAACAGGAATCCCCTCTTCCATTATTCTTGCCTTGTCGTAAAATGGAACTCTTGATCCATTTTTAATTGATGTTGATTGCTTAAATGTTGACTTAAAAGATAAGCCCAAATTGCTTGTAGTATATTGAATATCATATAATCTTGCATCAGGACTTCCAGTCTGATTCCATTCATATACGTGGTGTAACATTCTAGGATTTACTCTAGCATTTGAGTCTATATACTCTTTCATTAACTCTACAGTTTCCATACCTATTACATTAAGGAATGCTTTTTTACCGCCCTGAATACCATCTAAAAAGCCTATAGAATAATCAATAATATTTTTCATATCTTTCTTAAACATCGCATTATTAAACTTAACTATCATACATCTACCGCCTGGTTTTCAGATCTACGGATAACTAACTTATAATATTCAACATTTCCGAATGGCCCAGCAAATGGATATTGTAGACTTGCCTGCACGTGGACCTGATGTTTCTAGATATATTTCATTACAATTTTTATCTCTTATGTTAGTTATAATTACGTTAGTTATAGAATTTCGAGCCTCTAGACTGGACATTCTGATATCTGTTTTAACACGACCCATAAGTAGTTTATCTTGAGTTATATTAATGTTTGGCTGAACTTCTTCTTTAAATGCTGTACCTGCTGTAGTAAAAGAACATGCAATTGTTCTGTCTAAAATCCAAGTTTTCTTAACTTCTCCATATACACCTTGCTCAACAATTGGATGATAAACATCTGCTTGCATAGGAAATGCGAAGTCTGGTGTTTCGCATATAACCATTATAGTACTCCAACGAACTCAATCGGTTTACGATATTTGTTAAGTATTTTATCTACTATTAAGTTTCCAGTGCCTTCAAATACAGCCTTATCAAACTGAATTCTAAATTGATCAGTATTATATGCACCAATATATCTCTTGTAATAATCTAACTTACCGCAATCAATATCATGTACTAGTAACTCTGTTGCCTTAACTATGTCTGATGGAACCTTATGATATCCCACTTCTAACTCTATCTTATAATCCCAGCCTCGTGGAAATCCTCTTTCAGAAAACATAAACTCTAAATAATCTGTTGGAGATCCTGGATAAAATATTGGCTTTGATTCATTGCGATTAATTAAATCTGGATATGCAGTTCTAATTGCAGATCCATCCCCAGTTATTTCAAACTCAAAAGTAGAGTTTTCTAAATCATCTACGTCATACACCAGAACGTTATTCTCGTATACCTTTAATACCTTTTTGGCATCTACCCATATTGGAATATAATCTAATCCCAAACCAGTTGTCTCTATAACTTTTTTCTTATAATAAAATTCTACATCGCAAACCGAATCAATTATTGCTCTTGCTAATTCTTCGCTTTGTCTATATGCTTCTATGTCACTAGCCGTTGTACCCTTAGTATTAGGATCTACATATGGACGTACTACATCTACATACGTATCCTCTCCATCTACCGTGACTTTATACTGAGTATCGTATTTTGAAGATAATGGAATAATTACTTTGCTTGATGCATTAGACGTAACTTCCCCTGTTATTTCTGAAGAGTCCGCCATATCAGTAATAGCGTATTCATACTCTGTAGTTGCTAAAGCAACATCAAGTGTAACGCTTAAATTATATGGCGGAACTCTCAGAACTTCCATTTAGCGACCAAACTCCTTGGCTACTTCTTCTGGTGTAGCAATTCTTACGTGGTCACGAGTAAGCCACTTATCTGCTTGCTCTTGTGTTACGATATTGTATCCACGATAAACTTTGCCAACCCCACCCCAACTTACATTTTTTGTTGAGAATACTGCGATGGTCTTATTTGACTTTTTCTTAGAGGCAGGTGCTGCACTCTTAACTGGTCTTGGTGTTTCTGCAACACCAATTACACCATTTACAATAGACCCTACAGCCTGTACTGTATCACTTGCAGATCTTCCTAAGTCGTTTGTGGTAATAGCATCAGGTGATTCTGATACTTCAGAAACTGACGCTTCAATATTATTTGCAGCAGCAACTTCTTCTACCTTTGTTTCAACTACAGGTTCTTCAGTAACTACTGATTCAACAGGAGCCTCTGGAGCACTTTCAACTGATACTTCGTTATTTACATTATTAAAATTATTTTCTTCCATTATTTAACCTCCTATATGAACTATTATAACAGAATACTAAAGATAAGAGGGGGAGGAGAACTAGCCCCTGCCCCCTCTCAAAGGTTACTGATTACAGATTATGCATCTGCAGCAGCATCTGCCCACGCAATTGCGTCTTCTTCTTCCCATTGAATACCGAAGCGGACGAATACAGTGTATTCAATTGTGTCCTTCTTCGCAACGTATTCACGGTTTACGACGATATCACGCTGGAAGCCCCATACACGGTTCTGTGGGAACGTCAGATCAATATAATTGTCTGGGTAGTAAGGAACTTCTTGAACATCGATACCTAGAACACGAGTTGTACGTGCTCCACCGAATGTCTGGCCAGCACCGTCTAAATAAGACTGAGTGTTAGCGCTTGTGTTACCATTCTTTCCAAGTGCCTCTGCGATTGCATCAGACAATGTACCGTTATTCTTAACGATACCTGCGAATGCATCTGTACCTACATAGAACTTAAGGTTATTCTTAAGTGCACGGTACTTACGTGGCATAGCGAGAATGATATCCTGCATTACTGCAGGTGTCCAAGCATTGTCAGCAACTGTTACGGCTGCTTCATGCGAGTCTCCATTATCCTGGTGCTTCTTGATGAAACCAGGCATAATAGATAGGAATGGTCCTGTTGTACCATCACCGTTGATAGCAAGATCTTCAATGTCATTAGCGAATGCATTTGTCATCAAGCGAACTAAATGATCTTCTAATGCACCACCCTCGACATTGTCTTCTAGTGCTTCAGCAGAAACTTCCCAATCCAAACGGATCTTCTTTGTGGTAAGTTCTACCTTTGAGAAGGTTGCACCAGTGTTCTTGTAATCGCCAACTGCTTGAGCAGCAGCACGAATAACACGCTCACCGACGTTGATCTTCTCTAATTCCATGGTGTTTGCTCTCATCGTCACACGACGACCATCTTTAGCGAGAACTGTAGCATCCCAAACGTAGTCAATAAAACGACGTGCCTGTTCAGGGCGTAGGATTCCGCTTGCAGCATCACCCGAAGGGTTTACGGCATTAGGACCAGTGGTAACACCAAGGTTGACGTTAGGAATATTTCCTAGTGCGCCACCATCTGTGTAATTGCCAGGGATGTTTGACCCTGCGTCAGAACCTGATGCGAATGCACCCTGTCCTTGATATAAACCTGGTGTTGTTCCACCGAGTTCGCCTGATTCTCCTGGCTGATTTTTCTTAATCTCTTCCGACATATTGTCACCTCCTAAGTGATTACTTAATTAAATAAGTCGGCTGTTTTGAGGAAACGTCCGCCCCATAGGGATTTTTCAACCATTACTGGTTGTTCCTGTACGATCTCGCCTAGATCGCCAGACTTTCGGAAAGCGGTATCTGCTTCTACTGCGTCAACACGCTTACCAAACTTATCTACATGTTCAATTGTTGCAGCAATGTCTTTGGCGACTGCATCAAGTGAACTCTTTACTGCTGCTGTATCAACCTTTGTAGACTTAAGCATTTCTACTTCTGCCTGCAAAGACTTTACAGTTTCAACTAAATCGCTAAAGGCTGATGTAATTGTATTCTTGATTTCAGCAACTGATTCAACAATTGCTTCATCTGATTTAGATACTTCTGTAGTGACTTCTGCTGCTGGTGCTTCGACTGATTCATCAGCCTTAGCAACTTCTTCTGCTGGAGTCTCTTCAGACTTCTCAACAGTTTCTTCCGCCACTGTAGCCTCTTCAGACTTTTCAGTAACTTCGGCAACAGGAGTTTCAACTACTGCATCTGCCTCTGGAGCGATCTCTTCTGACTTTGTAACTTCGACTTCTTCAGTCTTTGTTTTCTTTGCCATAGGATTATCCTCCTTCGTAATCTTAGCATCAATGCCTTTAGCACTATCTACTAAGAATTTGACTATATCCATTTTTTCGTTGTCTTCTTTTTCAACGAAACCTATATTCTTCATTTCATTTCCTGTAACTGGACTTGTTACTGATTCTTGATCTGACATCATTACTAAACCAGATTCCTCATCATAAAAAACATTTTCCAATGTAACATCTTG